CCCTAATATATACCTTTCGATTGGGGGGCGGCGTAGCGGAAATCTTGGGTAATATAAGTGTGTCGTTGATTACCAAAAAAAACCACTCGGCGATACCTTTATATACAAGTCTGCCCCTGACGTTTGACGTACCAAATTGTAAATTTGAAAACTTTTGTTAGTCATAACTAACGTTATTGTTAGGTCAGCCTACCGTATTGCTGGGTTCCCAATAAATCGTAAAAGGATTTTTTTCGGGTTTTTATTTACTTGTTCTAGGCGTGAATTGGGGGATTATATGTCTTTTGACATATCATTCTCTCCAAAAAAATGGGAACCCGGCGATACGTTTATATGTGAGTTTACACTATTAGTAGCATGGCTAACTTTATGATAGAGACACGCCCTGACAGGGATCAGTATCATACAAAAACCCGTACAAGGATAGAATACCTCACAGGCAAGGAATGTGAACAATGTGGGGAATCTAGGCTAAAATCCATGCTCAGGCAGAAAGACGGTACAATATCATGCTATAACTGCAAGAAACATAACAAAGTCTACGCCTACGAAACTTCGGGGATTATGCATAAGAACACACGAATGCATTATGATGAGGTATCTGCATTGGGCGCAAGATGTTATAATACGGACGGAATTAACAGATGTTGTGAAATGCGCCCAAAGGCTTTACAGGTAATTACATATAAAGGTCAGAGATTATTATTATGTCATAATTGTGACAGGTATAACAAGAATTATCTATATGAGACATATTAATACTCTTTAAATATCTTTATTATATACCATAATATATCATGACCGACTCTATAATACTTGTTGGTTTAACTTGGCTGACAAGGGTTTGGCTACCTTAAGAGAGTTGGATTATTCTCGGCGTTAACCGGATTAGTTCATGGGGTTTACACCCCCATCTTTAGTAACGTTTATATAACACAACTATACTATATCATATAATGACCAACATATCAGAATTCGATACGAAAAGCGATTCTATATCCCTTGCAAAAGTAGATGGTAAATCATTTACTATTACAGGTGTAGAAAGATCAGATTACGAAGAAGGTTCAGGCGACAATAGAACTAGCACCGCAGGTGTTAAAATTACTGTTAAAGAGGACTTTGATGGCGTAAATGTTCTTCATACTACAAGAACTGCTATTGTATCAAAACTAACATCAGAAGCAGTTTTAAATGCATTAGAAACAGGTACCATTGGTCCCGTTAAATGTGTTAAAGCCAAATCATCAAATGGCAAGGACTACTTCAAACTCGTTGACGCATAAGCGTCTTCTTTTTTTCTTTTATTTTTACTTCTAGTATATACTGTACTCATAAATATCTCATGTTAAAATGCCCAATATGTCAATCTAAAGTATTGAATAACTCAGATTATTCTGTCCACATGAACAAACTGCATAGAGGCAATGCTTATGGAACAATCTCGGAATACGAAGATTTATATAAGCAAGGAGATAATAAGAAACAATGTCGCAACAAACAATGCAAAAACAAGAAATGTGGACACTCTCATGGGTAAACAGATTAGGTAAACAAGTAAATCTCACTCATCAATATGAGAATGAAATTTACAAGTTTGGTGAACTGTTAATAAATGAGGGAAAGGATATATCAGTATGTCCAATGGAATAGACTACAGTGAAACAGAAGATATTATTGATTCTCTCTACGAGCAATCCATCATTTCTAAATGTGCCTCTGAGCCTCAGCGTAAGTCAATCCATGTCTCTGATCTCACATCTGAGTGTATGAGAAAAGCATGGTATAGATTAAATGATTATGCTGTCGATTTGAAAGATTTCAAAAAGTCACTACCATTAGTACATGGTACTGCATTACATGAGGTTTGTAATCTCGGTGGTGTGGAACATGAACTTTCTATGTTTTGTAATATAAAGAAAAACAGAGTAAAAAATGATTCTGATAATATATATGAATGTGTAAAAGGATCAATGGACGATCTGGTAGAAATAGATGACGAGTTAATTATATGTGATAAGAAAACTACAAAGAAATCAATACCAAGAGAAGTCCCTGACAATTACAAGGCACAGATGAACATATACAAATTACTCTACTTTATAACCACAGGTGTAGAGGTAGAGCGTGCTTGTATTATTTATATCGATAAGTCATCTGCTTGGGAACGTCATAAGGCTAGATGTTTCGACCTTAAACCTATTGAAGAAATCCGTAAATATGTTTTGGATAAATTACAAATACTCAATACTGCCGAGCCACCTAAGAAGGTAGTTACATTCCTATGCCCATGGTGTAGTTACTATACAGAGTGTAAGCCTAACGGATATTAGGTCTTTAACTAAACGTATATATAGAGCATACACCTTATACTTTATATGAATAAGTTATTTGTTTACGGGTTGTTAAAAGTCCCAAGAATTCAGCAATCTCTATTCAAGAGAGACGTTGAGCAAACTTCCCACAGGATTTTTGGATTCAGTATATCTACAGATCTTGTCAACGGTGCATACAAAACCATAACACCGGATTGTGATTCTTCTGTCGAAGGTGTTCTTCTATATCTTACAGATGAAGAAATAGCAAAATGTGACAAATTCGAATCAGTAGACGCAGGATTATACAAAAGAATAAAGTTGGAGAAATATAATGGCGAAAACGTAGAGGCATATATTGCCGGGACAATAGAACTTTGAATATCCTACACATAGGCGATATGGCAGGTTCCGCTAGTATTACCTCGCATATGTGTACCAAACTAGGACACCCTAGCATAGTCTTGGTTGATGATCATGTAGACGCTTGGGATCATGGAGAATATTATCAGAACACAATCAGGGTAAAACCAAATGAAGATTTGGTAGGTGCCATTAAAAAGATGAGAAACAGTTTTGATCATATTGTTTATCATGACAGAGTAACGGTAGCAAAAGAATTGGATTCTTTGCATATTCCATCTAGTTACTTTTTCCATGGAAATGACTTGAGACAGCAACCTAAAATTTATGATGTTGTTTGGTCTATGGAATCAATAGACAATATATTTGTAACCACCGAGGATCTGTTACAATATACACCGGACGCCCACTTTTTCAGAAGACCTGTAGACTTGGATCTTTTCAAGTTTAAAAAGATGGACAAAATAACAGGTGCATTATGTATGACACAGGAAAGATACTATGATGAGGTTGTAGATATAACCAAGGATTTTGATTTGCCCGTACAAATTGTAGACAGGGTTAACCACAGAGTAAGATACAAGGATATGCCTTTGTTGTTAAACTCTTACAGATGTTATTATGACATCAAGTTTCAACCAAAACACCCACCTGTTGTTATACCAGAACTGTCACAAACTGCATTACAGGCATTGGCTTGTGGAACAAACGTCTTTTCAAACGGCGTTTTATTCACAAAGTTTCCAGAAGAGCATTCAGATGAGAACGCCTGTAGAGAGTTTATAAGTGTTCTGGAAGAATAAAATCCATGACAAGTGGTAAAAAGGGTATGAAAGCCCGTCCCACTAAGGATCTCTCAGAGATGAAGAATATCCTGAGGATCATGTGGATTTTTCAAGGCTTTAGTATTAGAAAGATGACCAGAGTTTTTAATGATAATCCAGAATATGTAGCAAAGTACGGTAGCGTATCAGTATCTTCTGTAGGATCTTATGTCAGAGAGTTTAGAAGAGACGCAGAAAAATGGTATGATGAGGACGCAGTAGAAAAGTATGCCGCAGAATTTGTAAGAAAACAGCATACTATAGACGAACAGGTAGACAGATTAGACGAGGTACAACGCCTTATAGATACCACAGATCCAAAAGAACGTGAGTTATTCTTGAAATTTGAGATGGCAAAGCATACTTTACACCAAGATCAGATTAAAATGATGAGTGAGATTGAATTAGTATTACATATTAAGCGCTTAAACAAAGAAAGAAGGCTAAAGAATGAGACTTTGATTAAATTACCAGAAGAAAACAAACAAGAAGCCGTCGCCAAAAGGCGAGGGTATATAAGTCTAGACAACAAAGAGAAGGAAGATGGCAATAGAGAAAGCAGTTGAATGCCCTAGATGTGGTAGTGAAATTACAGGTGGCAAACTTATGATGAAACTACATATGAAACGACACGGTAAAAAACAAGAGGATTAACATGGGATTATTTGACGGTTTTATTAATGGGTTGAGGAAATCCTTTTCAGGAGAAGATTATCTGAGAGATGTTAACAGATGTAGAATTTGTGGAAAGCCTAGTTTCTTTTCTAACTGCTTAAAATGCGAAGTAGACGAAGCATATAGAGGTTGGAATAAAAAGAATGCCTAAAGGATTTGTATCTGAGGAAACCAAACGTTTCATAAATGTAGAAGGCAAGATTGTAAAGAAGAAGGTATATCCAGAATGTTTCTGGTGTTATAACCCCTTATCCGAAGATGAGAATTGTTGTTTTTGGCATTACATATTCTATCCTAATGGTGGTCCCGAACGAGACGGTGTATTCCACCCATGTTACAAATATGAACAAGAAATATTAGAGTATTTAGATCAAGGCAAAGTTGACTCTGCAAAAAAGATGATTTGTGTTTACAAGGCAACAGGATTAGGTCTTACAGAACTCATACTTATGTGGATTTTATTTAAATGTGCTACGGATCCATTTTTCCAACAAAATGAAGATGTTGTAATTTTCACGGGACCAAACATTGAGTTGGCTAAGAAGTTAATTGAACGTATGAAACAGTTTGCAAATGAAAGAATAGAATACGAGGATCACGGAATGTATAAGATCCAGATTGGCAAGGCTAACATACAAGTATATCCATCAAACAATATTGACGCAGTTAGAGGTATTCCTAGAGTGTCATGTGTATTTGGAGACGAAGCCGCATTCTTTACAGGTCTTAAAGATGATAAACAAATTAGAACTGTAGGAGAAAGATACAGGGGTAAATCTGATTCTTATGTTATATGGGTAAGTACGGCAGGAGACTTTGCTTCTGGATTCTTTTATGAGATCAAGGAAGAACCCGACGCAGTATGTCAGTATAAGCGCTTCGAGATGTATGAAGACAGAGGCTTAGAGAAAGATTCCGTCACAGGTACCTCTATATTTTCAGATGGATACATAGAAGAAGCACGCAAACTACCGTCATTCCCCCAAGAGTTTCAGGGAATATGGGGTGCCAATGTAGGGGATATTTACTCAACAGAAGCCCTTGACGAAGTTACAGATATGGATTATGAGATAGATTACGAACTTGGAAGCAAGAACAGGTTAGGATTCTGTGATCCGGGCTTTGGTTCTTCACAGTTTGGAATATGCATTACTGAAATGAGAGACAATATGCCTTATGTTATTTATAGCAAGTCTTACAAAAGACAGAGTGCAACTGCAATGGTAAGAGAGATAAGCAGGTTGGCAGATTTGTTCTCGGTACACAAATGGGGTTGTGACAAGGCAAACCCTGAAATAATAAAGGATATGAGAGAGACATTACACCTTAACGTAACTGCAATTTCAAACAAAGAGTCAGGTAGAAAAATGACAGTACAAGCCGCCACAAAGGTTCAGAAGAAAAAGGTAAGAATACACCCAAAATTCTTAAACTTGAAAAAACAACTTATGACAATTACGTTTGGTAAAAACGGACAGCCAAATAAAACCAATGATAATCCGTTCGACGAAGGCGACGCATTTCAAGGAAATCTGTATCTAAGATTTAGTGGCTCTGGACATCTATCGATTCAATATGACACAGAATAGATACATAAGCACCTACATTAACTCTCATTAATTCTACACCTTGGTTAATCAAGTGACGAAGTTGATCATTTTGTAACATATCCATAGTTAATGCAGTACCGCCCAGATGTATAGGCGATCTATGGACTTCATATATTCCATATTTTTCATAATGGTCTAAGGTCTTAGAAGAATATACATATTCAAATTGCCATCTTTTAGTTTTAGGATTTAATTCCATTTTCATACCGGATTGAGGTGTATGTTTTGCTAACATACCTGTTAATCCTCTCCGTTATATTTAAACCGTGTATCTTTGCCTATTTTTGACTCTACTGCGTCACTAAGCATAGCGGCACAACTCAATACGTGGTCAGTATGTCTTAATCCTGATTCTGTATCAAATTCCTCTCCACCTAGCCATGCAAATAAATGTCTAAGCAATGCATTGTAATATCTATCCCAATCTAAACCCATACCGTTCTTGTAGTTATATGAATCATACTTTAATGCACCGTATCCCAATGCTCTACCCATTGCAAAAGCGGCGTGAGCAGGAATTAAGCCAATCTTAGCCTTTCCATCATCATATTTTACTGCTTCCATTTCTATAACCTCATTACCTTACAACACCTCATGCATATTGGTACATCTTCGGTATGTCTTCTGACATAAATAATACCGTCTTGTCCTTCTGCACTCATATGACAATCTATACATCTTTCCATACTTCTTTATATTCAAAGTTTAATATAAACGTTATGTTAGTTTTAGATTTAGACCAAGAAGAATGGGATAAAGGCGATTATACATCTACATCAGGCAATGGTATAAGTTTTACAATATATACCGAAGAAAAGATGGTAAATGTTAAGAATTTATCAGGATATACACTCAGAATTGAGTTATATGACCAAAATAATGATAGAATATTACGACAAGATTGTGATGTGTTAGTAGCCGGTTCTGGTACAGGCGAATATCTACCACCTAAAGGCTTCTTTGACATTAATTTTATCGGAGAAGTGAAAATAGAACTCACAGGCACTAATGAAGTCCTTACAGCCGTGGGAACCAATGGCTCAGCCAAATTAAGGATACGCTAATACTTCTGTTTATTAGTTAAATCCAATAAAAGTCTATATTGTTCGATAAAATCGAGATAAATCCAATAGAATCAGCCGGAAATGCCATTGTGGTCGAAGAAGGTATCAAAACTGAGGTAAATTACCATGAATGGTCAGAAGGAACCAAGCCGGAAGTACCATTTTCTAAGATTTTCTATCTAAATGATCACGATTCAAGACTTTATTTGGCTTCTGACACCTATGTTCAGTTAATTTTAGGCTCTGGAATGGTTATTTCAGGTAAAAACCAGAAAGCCGTAACAGCCTTGGAAAAATGGGTAAAAGACAATTATATTGAAGAAAAAGTAGAAGATGGGTGTCACAGTTATGTTATTGTAGGTAATGTTATATTTGAGTTACTCAAAAAGGGTAAAAAGGTCGTAGATATTGATGAAGTTGATATTACAACCATTATTGGTGCCAAAAGAGACAAAACAGGAAAGGTTCATTCATATACACAACACGTTAATGATAAAGATATTGAAATAGAGGCAAAAGATATTGCTCATCTTAAATTTACATCACGTAGACAAGAATTATGGGGTAGAGCCTTGGCACAATCCATTGTAACACCTAAATCAGTTAATGGTAAATATATAGAGTCTTCTGTAGAGGAAATGTGGGCTATTGAGGACGCCATGGTAAAGATATTCAAGTCTTATGCTTCTCCAATGATGATGATTCAGTTTGAAGATGTTGGCGAAGATTTTATTGAGGATAAACAACAAGAATTTAAGAAAATGGGATCAGGTGCAAAGATTATTACTGACAAAGCATTCAAAGCAGAGGTATTTGAGGTTAATCCGGCTTCCAAATTCGATAAATATATAGAACATATGGAAAAAGATGTTGTAGAGGCAGGTACACAGTTTGCTTCACAGATTTTAACTGCAGGATTTACTGCAAGGGCTTCATCAGAGTCCGCAAGTGATATTATCAAGTTAAAGATTAAACGTATTCAACGTAGATTTGGTTTGGGACTAAAGAAAGAGGTATTTGATAAGGTCTTAGAGGGATTAGGATTCAATCCTGCTATTGTAGATGTTAGAATAGACTTTCAGTTTGATTCTGAATCTGTTTTGTCAGTTCAAGACGTTGCCGCACTCTTCGAGAAAGGTACAATCAAGAGATCCGAAGTCAGAGCATATTTGTCAGAGAATACTGACGTTAAAATTGACATGACCGATATGGAAGATACTTTACCTATCACATCTGTTACACCTACTGATAAAATGCCATCTGAACCACAACCAGAGGAACCACAACCAGAGGAAACTGAGGCTAAGAAAAAGAAAAAATACCGTGGCGATCAGTTCATTCAGGATCCATCACAAATAGAGATGGTTAAGGTGATAGAGCAGATAAACGAGGACGTTAAGATGACTAAAAAAGAAATACGCACTAAATTAAACAATATAATAAAGGAACGAGAGGAAAAACTGTTTATAAAGGAAAAGCAAGATAAAGAAATGAGGGATAAGAAGATGAATATTTTAGATAAACTTAGCGATTCTATAGGAGAGAGCCTTGATTAGATTCTATCACGAAGGACAAGAAGTAGATCTTGTTAACCTCGGTACTACAGAATTAGGCACAACCAATAGATTAGAATTGGTAATGAAAAATGACTTTCATGATAAAGTAGAATTATTAGAACCAACTGTTGAGGATTCTAATTTAAAAATTGTAGAATTTACAGAAAAATTAGACGTTAAACAAGAAGGCAAATTAGTTGTAGAGTTTTCTCCAAATATTAATCGTACTGAATCTCTTAAAGATTCTAAGATCAAATTCAAAGTTGTGATTGGTTAATGGGAATTAGACATAGTACAGTAGCAACCGCCGCTGACGAAGCAGGTGCAGAAGTTAACAAAACAGAATGGAATGACGATCACGTTATTGATGATGGTTCTTTAACTATAGCAAAAACCACAGGATTACAAACTGCATTAGATGGTAAACAAGCAACTATTGGAGACGGCGATCTTACTATAGCACGAACATCAGGATTACAAACTGCATTAGATGGTAAACAAGCAACTATTGGAGACGGCGATCTTACTATAGCACGAACATCAGGATTACAAACTGCATTAAATGACAAATCAATAAAAAATAGACCTGAATGTCTTATAGTTGCCGCAGGGGACGAAACAACTGCAATAGAAACAGGTACAGGAAAAGTTGAATTTCAAATGCCATATGCTTTTACATTAACTGCAGTTAGGGCTACCGTAACTACTGCACCTACAACATCTGGAACTTTAACAGTAGATATAAATGAAGGTGGAACAAGTATATTATCAACTAAATTAACTATAGATATAAATGAAAAAACATCAACTTCTGCCGCAACTGCCGCAGTTATATCTGATACTGCATTAGCAGATAGTGGGGTAATAACTGTAGATGTTGACGCAGTTAGTGGCGGTGCTACAGAAACAGGATTAAAAATATATCTTATAGGTTATCAAACATAATGCCTGCTATATTTAATTCTACCCTTTTCAATAAGGCTATATTTAACACAAAGTTTATTGCAAGTGGCGGTATATCTAAAAGATTTAAGAAATTACCAAAACAAAAGATTTTAGCACAGGGAATCATTACAATACAAGGCGGTATAGCCATACCTGTATTAGTTAAAGCAGAGTCTAAAATTTCAACTACTCAATCAAATGAGATAAAAGGAAAAATTTTAACACACAGTAGTAGTAACGTTGAATCTAAGATCTTAATTCCATCTGACATTCCTATAAAATCATCAATATCTACAGATTATTCTGTGCCTATAAAGGGTAAACTAAATGCTGTGGAATTGACTATGAATAAGATAGCAAAAGCAAATAAAATACAAAATATATTGACAATTATGGATAAAATGGAGACAGGCAATAACGCCTTACAAGATGATGATGATGACATCACTGTTACGCCTGAGGATCCTGTTACCAAGGCTAAAAAGTCACTATATGACTAATACTTCTGTTTATTATAGTCTTTAATATAATATCATGCTTAAAGTAGAGGGAACTCTAGCCATGCCTAGAAAGTCATTAAATGGTAATTTCTATTTTGCCTCAGAATTAGCAAAAGGTCACGATAAAATCGTTCCATTGAGACTAAATCATGATTCATCAGAGGCAGGTATAATTGGAGAATCTTTATTATTATGGGACGAAGAGAAAGAACAATTAAACTATATTGCAACTATTACTAATGGAATGGTAGAGACTCAGGTTAAAGCCTTAACTGAAAATGGAGAACAAGTAAAGGTTTCACTCGGATTATCAGCAAATTCAGAACAAAAAGTATGTCATAATGAAGGTGGTGATTGTATGACAGCACCTATTGACGTTACATTTAATGAAATGAGTATATTATTAGGAGAGGCACCGGGAATTCCAGAGGTATCTTTGAGCCTATCAGAATCAAAATGTGGTAAATATAATATTGAATTATTTGTAACTGAATGTAAAATTACTTCTCAAAGTCAAGAGAATACTGAAATTAAAGTAATGACAGATAAGACAGAACAAGATCTTAATGCAGAATTTGACGCAAAAGTAGACGCCGCAGTTAGTGCAAGATTAGACGCACACCTCAAAAAACAAGAGGAAGAAGCAGAAGCCGCAAAAGCTGAAGCAGAAGCAAAAATTGCCGCTGAAGACGTTACTAAAGCCAAAGAAGCAGAAGATCTTGCAAAACAAGAAGCACTTGAAAAATCTGTAAAGGATCTAGTCGAGAAAAGAGTAGCTGAGGAAACCGCAAGAATTCAAACCGAATTACAAGCAACCGAAGCAAAGAAAACCGAAGTTCAAGAAAGTGCAAATCCTAAACAATGGGAAGAAGCACAAGTAAATGAACAAGTCGCTTTAATGGAAAAAGTCCTCGCAGGAGAACAAGTATCTATTAAAATCGATAAAGAGGAATTCTTAGAAAAACACTCTATCACAAAACCAAGTCAATTCGCAGAAGCAGTATCAACATCTGGTACTATTCCGGGCGTTGACGTAGGACAACAAATTGTAATCCTTCCGGGTGGAATTTTAGTTAAGACCATTCGTCCTTGGGTACAAGTTAAAGTTATCCCACAAGGTCACGATACAGTAAGATTCTATACACTCGACATTCCAGCTTTCGGAGATATTACCGAGTCCCCAAGTTCAGATATTACACCTGCTACCCATGCTTTGACAGCAATCGAAGTCTCTGCAAACACCGTTAGAGGCTTTAGACAAAATGTCCTTAAAGCAGAAGTAGAGAAATATCCTAAAGACTTGCTCGAGAAAGTCCGTGAAACTGCAAGAACAAGAGCATTAGAAGATGAAGTTACAATTACTTTGTCAACTATCGCCGCAAGTACCTCAGTTGACTTTGGTGCAAACCACTTCGACGCAAATGACGGTGCATTGATCACTGACGAGACCGACGAGGACGCCGCAGGTGTACTCAAAGCCGCAGGAATCGAAGCCGCAAAGGTTAGATTACAAGAACAAGGTCACGATCCAGAGAACGGTTCAGCAGTATGTGCTATGACACCAAGAGCTCAAAAAGAACTCATTCAGGATACAGTTATTGTTAACTTTATTCAAAACAGTTCTCCAGAGATTAGTAGACAAGGTAGAATTTCTTTGTACTTCGGTATTGAGATCTTCGTTACAAACTCTATTAATACCTCAAACAACAATGCCGCAAGAAACATCTGTTTCATGAAAGGCAAAGCATTTGGTTTAGCAGTTGGAAGAGAAATCGAACTAGAATTTGGCAAGAATATTGTAAGACAATCCGTTGACATTGTTGCAACACACAGAGTTAACGCAGTAGTCTTAGATTCTACCGCATATGTAATTCTTTCAAGTAAAAACGATTAGTCACGCTAATCAAATTCATTTTTTTCATTTTTTTATTACTTTCTATACTAGAGTATATATATCATGATTTATGGACAATGATAAGTTACACGATATTATCATAAGGGAATTAGTCCGAATTAGAGAGAAATTAGATGATCAACACAAGCGCATAGATAATATAGCACAGGAATTGGTACGAATAGATACGACAATTAAAACTCAGAACTCTATGAATGATTCTATGGAATCTAGTAAACAGTGGGCATGGGAAAAATGGCTAGGTGTCTTTGGCGCAATAGGTTTAGCCGTAGGTCTAATAGTAGGATTTATATAGCCCTTACACCCTTTTCTTTTTCATGCTGAAATTAGATGACGCAACTGTAGGAAAACTACAACTCGTACTCGTCGGTATCCTAGTTTTTGGCTCAGTTGGCTACGTACTGTATGGCGCAAGCGTATATGGATTCGAGTCTACTGAGGGCAAAGAACTATGGGGAGACCTTAAACTCATTGTTATCGCAGCTTCATTAGCCGCGTTCGCATTGTTAGGTTTAGGAAGACGAGTAAATACAGGTAAGGTATAACTGTTTATATACCTTATCCTCTCTTTTTTATTCTATGGTACAATATACTATTGCCCAGATCAACAAAGAACTCAATTATCTAGAGGTTAATTATCAACGATTAACTATCAAAACTGTAGAATACCTAGCAGAAAAAAAGAAACTTGAAGCCGAAAAAGCAAAGTTACTTAAATTAGATGATAAAGAATTATCAGTTATCGAGACCAAAAAAAAACCATTAAAGAAATCAAGACTTACTGACAAGTTCCGTAAATCAAACGGTCATAGAATACAAGAAGGTGGTAGAATCATGGTCGGCGAAGATAATGACGAGTATGCAGGATAACCTGCCTTTTTTATGATTTATATACTACAATATAATTAAAATAATCATGGATATATCATTTAATGGTTTTGAAACTATAGGTTGGTATGAGAAACGTAGGTATATAAAGATTATGTATAAATGGTTAGAAGATCATGTCAATTCAATAGATAACGAACAAACAAGGTCTTATACGTTAAACAGAATCAAGAAATTCAGAATAAGATTTTTTCCTACAACTATGTATAAAAAAATGTATGGAGAATATAATTGGAGAACAGGAGACACCGGAGATTTGTCAGATCAGATACCGCACGAAAAAGTGGGACAGTTTGTTATAGATTTATTTATATTAGACGTTAAAGATGATATGAGATTTGCCTCAAATATAATAATGATGAGTCACGGATTAGGTCATGTATTGTTATATTCGTATGATCACACAAGAAGAACACAGTTAACTGTAGACGACGCAAGTGGAAACAAAAAAGGTAAGATCTTAGCATGGCATACTGCCGCAGTTCATAATAGAACGGAAGCCATAGAAAAATCTGTTCAGAAATTAACTGATAAAGAAATTGACAATCAAATATATTATCTGCAAACATGGAGACGTTTTGGGTGGAAATGGCGTAAGGTGATATATAGAATGTATGATTTCAGGGACGATTTAGATTGAACGAGATCGGAATAATCTGTTGTACTTGGGACGATCCCCGAGGTATAATGAGAATACTTGAACAGGAAACAATAAAAGACTTTGATTTTATTTGTTTCTTTGACGGTAAATTTAGACAATGGGAAGGCGAACATGAATTTTCAGAAGATGAAACCCATAACATAGTAAAAGATTATGGAGATACCACAGATGATGTCAACATATATTATGAATATGTAGAGGGCAAAACAGAAGCAGAAAAACGTAATTTTATGTTTTACAGAGCGCACCAGATTGGAATGGATTGGGCTTTTGTAGTGGATTCAGATGAGATACCATATATCAATAGAGAATCATGGAATCAAGAATCTGAACTGTTATTTAAATCTGACTTTGGTTGTCACAGTGTCTTATTGAATAATTATGATATTATCCAAAGAAGACCTAGATTATTCAATATGAAAGAGAAGCCTTATATGGTACAACATGAAAATGAACCATCTCATAGTAAAATATACAGTGGTATTGACGGCAGGGATTTGACCGAGGATATAAACAAGACCGCATATGATGTAGGATCAATCAGTTTGATTCATGACAAGGAATTCCATAGTAAGTTAAGATGGGACGCTAGAAAGAGATTTGGTTCCATTGGAAACCATTAAATAGGGGAACCACCCTATACTATATGTGTGAATTTGATCGTACACATAAATTAGTAGAATGGGTTTTTGTATCCTCATTTTACTTCTATTTATTATAGTCTTTAATATAATATCATGGTATATGGTACTGCTTCTACGGTTGAAACTCTAGTTTATGGTACTGCAAAGGCTAATACACCTGCAGGCGTAACCTCAGCATTACAATCAGCTACAGATTATATTAACGCTAAACTTAACATTAGATCCGAATTAACAGGAGACGACTTACCTACCGCTTTTGAATCTATCGCTAATCAGTTAGCCGCAGGTATTTTACAAGAACAAAGAGATCCTAGATCAGAGTCCCAGAGAACCATAATGGGTAAACAGATGTTAGATGATTATATGGATCAAACAACATCATCAGTACGAGGCGAATCTTATCATGTTAGATTTGTATCACAAGATTGACAGTAACAATTAGGCACCTAGTCGGGACCAGAGAACCATTAGATATTGTAATAGCCGCTCACTTAACCGAGGATTGGGCTGAATCAATAACGCCTGTAATAGAACCATTATCTTATATTCCTAGTATGAACGTAGAGGAAGATTTTCAAACAAACCCTAACATGATTAAATTATCCATTATAAGATCAGAGAGATTAATAGAAGATGAGCCATTAGGAGACGATTCTCACTACTATCTAACTGAGGTAATCATAGATATATGGGCTGAATCTCCCACAATTCTACAAACATTTCAAGATGAAGTCAATAGGATCTTATGGGAAAAAGCACCTAATGCAAGCACTAGATTAAAAAAATCTGACGGTACTCAAGGTACTTTGGCAGTAGGAACACAGGATTCTGAGGTGGAATTCTTCAATGAAACAGAAATTATATTCGATTATATAGGCTCAGAAGATGATGTAGGACATAGAGTATCTTCTCAAGGTGTACTTGATTGTCGTTGGTTTAAGTTAAAAACATAATACTTCTTAAAGTAATTCTTACTGTTAGATTAATCATGGCAAGCCATAATATACAAACAAAACGCGATTTTGTAAAAGTTCTACAGTATGTAGGCGAAGGAGACACAGTTACTACACCTGCTAGTTTTGGTGTAACCCCAACTGATCCAACGTTTACTGCAGTAGGAAAGGTTACAGATATAAATCTACAGCCGGATATACAACATTCCGATACTGACGTTTTGGGTAATGAAGATGTTATTGACGCCATTAAGACACAGGAAAACTATTCATTCTCAATCTCATTTGAGTTAACGGATACAACCTTGATCAACTATGCTTTCTCCGCTTCTGGTGGTGGAACAGGATCAATCGACGAATCATTAACTTTCATGTTTTCCGAATATCTTGATGGAACAGAAAACTATACAGCAATGTATGGTTGTAGACCAAGTACCTGTACTGTCAATTTAGACAGAGGTGTATGGACAGCAACTATGACATTTGTATGTAAAGAAATAACAGTGCCTTCTGCTACAAGTCCTTGGGCGGCTGAAACCCCAACATTTGCAAGTGAAACTTCAAGTGCAAGCTTGACTCACTCTGACGCAGGTGCCGATCCTTTCACATGGAATTCAGTAGCATATCCAGAATCTAGATTTAGTTGTACCGTAACAAGAGGTATGGCAGTACAAGCAGTTAACGGTAATGTGAAAATCATTTACTGTAAAGCAAGTACAAGAAGAGTAGATTTCAGTGTAGATGTTTTCGTGAAAGCAAATACATTAGAAACTGACTTTGTTGCAAAGACAGAAAGATCTGCAGGATACAGTATTTCAACTTCTCCTGATGATGATTTTGCCTTTACCAACTGTGTTATAACCTCTTATTCAAGACAAAAGACAGCAACCAACGCAGATGGATTCAGAGAATCTATTACCGCAAGAGCCGGTGGCGTTTCTATAACATAGGTTTAAATACCTCTACTTTCTTTTTTATTATATGATTGAGACCGATTATATTAACGGTGCATTATTAGTTAAACGTGGAGACAAGGTAGTTAAGACATTTACATTCAAAGACTTTGTATCTGCAAAACAATTTCAACCTATTAATGATTTAAGAAATAAACTAATCAGAATCGCCAATGGTCAAGACCTTGAAAGTACAGATGAAGACATTGATAAATTAAATATAGAATTTTACACTCAAGCAACTCAATCAGGTCTTGAAAACCCAATACCATTTGAGGAAGCACTTGAATTATTAACTGTAGCAGAACTAACAAAACTAAGTGAGGAAATTCTAATTTTTTTAGTAAATTGGAGTTCGATAGAAGCGGTCAAGCAATACGCTCAGCAATTATCGGAGACTACAAAGAAAGAAATAAAGCCTTAAATGCGTTCCCCGAGATAGGCGATCAATTATTATTAAATAATTATGTTAATGCAGGATATGGTACTCTTAAAGAGGCACAAGAAATATTAGACTCTAAAGGTGCTGAATATATATCAAAATTACTTCGTGTTAAGATGATTCAACAAGAAGAATCACATGAGTAGAATTACTATTACCTTTGACCGTGAATGGAAGAAAATGATTCGTGATATGGAAAAGTCCATACGTTCTAGTAGTGATTATAGACGGGAATTTGTAAACTTGCTTAGTGAAGGTTTACTTAGAATATGTAAGGAATTATCCCCGATAAAGGACGGAGAATTACGTGCTTCATGGCAGGTATTCACTAAGACCTTACACGAAGTCGTGATCGGAACTGATCTTGTAGACGCTTATTCTAGAATAGTAAATGGTATGAAACCCCAAGTTATCTACGCAAAGAATGCAAAGGCTATGCACTTTTTCATAGGAAATAAAGAATTTTTTAGACAGAAGGTAGATATTAACGGTACACCGCCTGACAATTTCCTGCAACCATTATTGGATAAAGCAGTAGATAAGGTCATAGAGGAACTCACTGTAGCATTAATACCTAAACATATGCCATTCTTCAAGGGTATGAAACCTGCACCAAAGAAAGGTATGCTATCAAAACACGGTTTACAAACTAACTTATCCAGAACTGTAGGTTTAACAGGTACTAAACGTAACACAAGAAGAGGTAGAGGTGGCGGTGTTCAGAGGGCTAAAACAGGTAGAAAGTCCTTTAAACGTACATTATCTAGACGTAGAAGAACAGGAAAGTTCATTACTTCTAAAAACACCAAGGTGGGATAAGTAAACATGGTAGATAGGGCAACTAATATTAGAGTAAGAATCGATATTAAAGACGCCATGGGTAAAATTAGCCAAATGAAACAAGGTATGAATTCATTAGGTGCCGCAGGTTCACAGGCAGGTACTCAAGTTCAACAAGGAATGAATAAGGCTACAGGTGCTATTAATACTGCAGGTAATGCCGCAGTTAAGAACGCAGTTAACTTTCAAACTATGGGACAAGGAATGCTCAATCTTTCAACCGCAGGTGTTCAAACTTTTACTTCTATTTCTAACTTGGCTAGAGCAGAAAACAGAGCAGAAGCCGCCTCACTTGGTTTACAAAGAGCGCAAGATCTGTTAGCCCGTAAGACCTTAGCCTACAATAAAATGGTTGAAGCAGGTCTCGGTAATTCAAGAGAAGCCAAATTACTTTATAATGAAATGGCAACTGCAACTAACGACTTGGCAGTAAAACAAGACAAATTGAAAATTGAACAAGAAGCAGTAACAGATGTTTATATGCTGTTCTTTGCCAACTTGGCTAACGTCGGTGTATCATCTTTAATGATTTACAAATCAATGATGGACGGTGTTACTAAAGCACAAGTTCTAAATACTCTAGCAACCGGAAAAAACACTATTACAACTAAATTAAATTCATTAGCAAAATGGAATTCATCTAAATCATTGATAGGATTTGCAGTTGCAAATAATACTGCTACTGCAAGTTTGGTAAAATCTACTATTGCAACAAAAGCCGCAACTATGGCAGCCAAATTATTAAATTTAGCACTTGGTCCCGTTGGTTTAATTATCATGGGAATATCTGCCGCCTTAGCAGCTTATGAAACTAATTTTATGGGATTCAAAGACGGTGTTAACTCATTCTTAGGAATTCAGGAAGAATTTAATGAAGGTGTTGGAGATGGTACAGAAGGAATTGAAGAACAAACTGCCGCACTTCAAAGCAACAAAG